TCCGCCAAACCTTTGTAGAAAATGATTCTCGTTTAGAAGAGATCAACAAAGGTTTGGCGGATATCGTAAATGCAGTACAAACAATTAATGGAAGATTGGAATCTGTAGAAAATGATACCGCTGTAAAGAAATCTGGGGAACTTGAGAGTTCCGCAGAAACAACTATACAGAAGTCAGATTCTGTATGGGGGGGACGCTTCCTCAGTTCCTCGCAATACTTAAATTAGAAATAAAAGGCAGGTGAAAAATAAAAATGAGTGATATTTTAGAAAAAGCCACAGCAAGTGGCACAGTTCTTTCCCCACTAGTATCCCCTGGTGCTATGACAGCAGCAGGTAACTCTGGTGACAATGGTGGTGTTCTTAATCCAACACAATCTACACAGTTTATCGAGTACATCTTTGATCAGATGGTTCTCGCTAACGATGGTCGCAAGGTAACGATGCGTGGAAATACTATGGAACTGGATAAGATCCGTGTTGGTTCACGTCTTGTTACAAAAGCTACACAGGCTGATGATACAGGAGAAAACAGTGCTCCAGCATTCACAAAGATCGAACTTACAACAACAAAGTTCCGTCTACAGTACGAACTATCAACCGAATCCCTAGAGGACTCGATTGAAGGTGCGTCTCTAGAGGATCACGTTGTACGTTTGATGGCAACTCAATTCGGAAACGACTTGGAAGATATTGCAATTAATGGTCGTCCAGGAACATCTGGTGACGGTACATACAACAATACTCTTGCAGGATTTATCCGTCAGATCAAGGACACTAACTACGCAGGTGCTCACGAAGCTGCAGCAGCTGCTGCAGCTATGACAGGCATCTGGGAAGCTACTCCTGATTCAGGCGATGGATCTTCCGCAAAGTTGACTCTTGATGCAATCGAAGCAATCTACAACGCAATGCCTCGTAAGTTCAAGGCTCGCCGTCAGGATCTTAAGTTCTACATGAACAGCAAGCATATTCAGGAATTGCTAACAGAGCTTCGCACAGTTAATACAACTGACGGAACTTCAGTTCCTTACGATGTTGCTACTCGTGTAATTGATGGAGTTACTCCAAGAATTGGCGGTCCAGCTGGTGCTCAATACACCATCTTCGGTCTTCCAGTTCAGGAAGTTCCTTTGTATCCAGAAGACTATGTAGATCTAACTCTTCCTTCAAACCGCATTTGGGGTTTCCAGAGAGATGTTACAGTACATCGTGAGTTCAAGCCACGCAAGGACTCTGTAGAGTACACAGTCTACGTCCGTATGGGTGTAGCACTAGAAGAAAAGTCAGCAATTGCTTACGCAGTACCAACTGCATAATCTTTAGCTATCAAGTAGGGGTCAGGAGTAAAAACCTGACCTCTACTTCTTTTTAGTGTATAATTAATAATTAGGAGGATTTATGTTATCTAATAAAACAATCGGAGACCTTAGGGGTCTATGTCTATCATTTGACATTGAAGTATCAAAGAATGCAAGAAAACAAGATATTATTGAAGCTATTAAAGAAGCTAAAGTTACTTGGGAAATGTATGAAGAATCATCAAAATCGTTGTTTGACTATGAAGAAGGTCCTACAAAAGAAGAAGTTAAAGTAAAAATAGAAGAAGCCAAAGTAGAGTCTAAAAAAGAAGAAAAGCTTCTTTTAACTATGGTCCATAATCGTGGAGGTTATTATGCTGGAAACGGTGTAAGGTTTGATATGGATGACAAGCTTGTTCTTGTAAATAAAACGCTTGCCGAGAAAATATTAGCTAGCCAAGCAGATGAAGTCAGGGAGGCTAACGAGAAAGAAAAAGAGTCTTTCTTTGGCAGATAGATGGAAGTTTTAACAAATGACTTAGAAGTGGCTAATGTATCTTACACAGCCCCTAAAAATACAATATCTTTGACCTATTCAGTATTGGATGTTTTGAATAACACCTATATTCAGTATGACCAGTTAGATGCAGAAGTTAATCCTTCAAAATCCCTTACCTTATCAATAGCATCACCAACAGTTATTACAAGTGCTACTCATGGTCTTAAAACTGGTGAAGCAATTAAGTTTTCAACAACTGGAGCATTGCCAACTGGAATAACAGTAGGAACAGTTTATTATGTTTCTGTTCTTACAGATAACACATTTAACATTTATAGAACTTCTGCATCATCTTTAATTGCAACAACTGGAACACAGTCTGGTGCTCACACATTTATAAAGCAAGGAAAAACTTCCTACACAATACCTTTAAGTCTAGATGTTTGCAAATACGATAGAAACATTTTAATAGAAATACAATCAGTTCAGATAGATAACTACTCAACAGATATATTAAATATATCTCTAAGAAGACCTTATGCAACTGTCCGTGAAATAAGAGACTACTTCGTAATATCTGCAAATACAAAAGTTTTAGCTCTTTCAGATGCCCTGCTTGAGCAAATGGAAAGAAAAATAAGATACTCTATAAACTCATACATTAATGATAATTTTAACTTTGAGTATAAAACGGTTGGTTCTTATGGAATGAACACAGACCTTCTTCATCTTGGTCAAAGAATAGAATCGTTTGATAAAATTACTTACAATGACACTGTTGTCTATGATTCCACCGAAGAGCCAATTCTTGATGATTTAGGAGCAACACTTACTGTTGCATCTAGCAAATATTCTTTAAGAATAGTTGAAGAGGGTGTAAATATTACAGAGTGGGTAGATCAAAACCCAATTAAAAACCCTTCTTATTTTGGGAAAGATGCAGCCTATTCAGTTCGTGGAGAGTATGGATGGAAACAAGTTCCAGAAGACATAAAAATTGCAGTATATGAATTAATCAATGATGCGGTATGCTCAGACTCTATCTATCTAAATAAGGGAATTATGTCTGTACAAAATGATTCATTTAATATAAAGTTTGCAGAAGGAATGATTAATAGCACTGGAAACCTATATGTTGATGGCTTGCTTGCCCCATATAAGAATTGGAATCTAAAGGCGATTTAAATGTCTTGTTTAGCCCATTCAACTTATGTAATGAAAGCAGATATTTATGAAGCCACCACCACAACTGAGCCAATTCTTGGCATGTCAGTAAATACCTGGTCTTTAAAGGAAACAGTTTCTTGTTTTGCTCGTGGTGTTTTGGGATCACAATTAGGTGGAAACTCTGCACAAGTAGAGTTAAAAGACTTTTTAATAAACTCAAAGGATTTTATAAAAATGAGAACATCTATTCCTTTATCTTCAGAATACAGAATTGTTGCAATTAGAAACGAAGACAGTGTTATCTGGACAGAAGACTATATTCAAAACAGTGCAGGTGGAGTAAATGGAGCAACAATATTTGAACCATCTGGAACTACCCCACTTCTTGACTTTAATGGCAAAGTAATAGAATATGAAACGGTGTTAAAACGTCAAGAAATACAGTCTTTAGAAGTGAGTTAATATGGCTGTAAGCACTGGTAAAATGGCAGAAAAAATTATTGCCACAGCAAAATACCACACAGGAACCCTATCTGAACTACACAATTCTCAAAACAAAGGAATAATAATACAAAATGCCTTAAATGTTGTTGGTCAATATTTTGGATTTTATATGGATAACCTTGCAAGAAGAGATAGTGCATCTTTTCACCACGTTTATGAAAACGATAGAGTTGGAAGCAAAGATGCTAGATTATTTTATTACACAGTTCTGGGAGGTTCTGGATCAGGAACCATACAATATGCCTTTAGAGATGCAACGGTGCCTGAGAACAGCGGTCATGTCTTTAGAAGAAGGGCTTTTATTATGGAGTCTGGAACACCAATTACTATCAGACCAAAGCTAGGAAACTTCTTGGTGTTTGAAGTTGATGGTGAGACGGTATTTGCCAAAAAATCATTTGTTCCAAATCCTGGTGGAACACAGGTATCAGGCTCATTTACAAGAGCCTTTGAAGACTATATGAATAGACAGGCTAGTTTAATGCTAGAAGATGTTGGTTTTTATGATAAAATTAACACAGAGATGTTAAAGGAATCAGAAGTATCTTTATCAAGAATTAGTTCTGGAAACCTTAATGGATTTGAAATGGCTAAACAGTCAGCAAATAGAATAGCTAGGAGATCAAAGTAATATGGATTATACAAAAATGCCAGTAGTTATGATATGCAATTACCTTTGGGATTTAGCTAAAGGAGACGTTGCTGGTAGTACAAAACTACCCTCCATAGTATGGGATGTTGACTCATTTACAAAACAACCAACAGCTCCAATTGCAGAGCAAAATGATATTCCAGCCACAAGCACAATGCCCTATATTCTATATGATTTTTTGTATACTGGTGTAGATCCAACTTGTTTTCCATTAATTAGAGAAGAAGCAACCCTGACCATTATTGGTCCTATTCCCAACATATACCTAGTTAAAAACTTTGTTTATGATGCCCTGAGCAAGTTTGATATCTCAGCATCTGAAATAAATAACCATATTAGAGATACTGGAATTAACTTTAAGTATGTAAAGGTTCGTCAGGAGCAGTACTCCTTGGACGAGAAAAAGACGGTAACTCTGAGTGATGGTACAGTAACCAGATATGCCACAACCCTTTATGTAACTTATGAATATTCACGCTCGTAAGATATTTGTGGTAAAATAGATATTGAGGAAGCCCCCGAAAGCTAAATCATAAAAAGCAGGAGGTGCAAATAAAAAAATGGCTAATAGTTCAAAAAATATTATTGTTGGTGCTGGTGTTCTTTACATCGGTGCTGACACAGAAGAAAAATCAATTAATGATATTCCTAAGTCCCCAGCAACATATGCTGCTAACGATGCAGGTACATATCAGAACCCAACAAACGTAAATGATACTAAGTGGGATCACGTTGGTTACACATCGGAAGGTGTGGACTTCTCATTCGAACCAGATTACGGTGAAGTACAGGTTGATCAACTTCTAGACGTTGCTAAGATTTACAAGCAAGGTCAGAAAGTTATGGTTAAGACTACTCTAACAGAAGCAACATTGGAAAACTTCCTTGTTGTTCTTGGTGGAAAAGATTCTGACCTAAGACCAACAAGTACTCACACTTCATCTAAGGGCAAGACAACAATCTTGGATCTTAATGGTGGTGCTTTGGGATATGCTCCAGTAGAGCGTTCTATCCTTATTGTTGGTCCTGGTCCAGAAAAACTTCTGGAATCAGGTCAGACACCTAATGGTGGAACCGTAGTAGAGCGTATGTATATTGGATATCGTGCTCTATCTATGGAGACAGTATCTGTAGGTATTAAGCGTAACGAAGCAACAGTGTTCCCAGTAACATTCCGCTTGCTTCCGTCTAATGCAGAAACAGCTGTAGACAACAACGCAATCTACGGCAAGGTAATTGACCGTGTATACGTTGGTTAACATATAACTAAATATCGTGTAATATGGTGGGTAGAAATACCCACCATATTGCTTTTATATAAAGAATAGTAGGCTATAATGGACAAAGGAACATAGGAGAAAAATGGCTACCAAAATTTATGAATCAATCGAAATGGAACTACAGGATGGAACAATCATTACTGTTAAACCATTAAACTTAAAGAACCTACGTCAGGTTATGACGAAGTGGAGAGAAGTAGAAACAAAAACCTCAGAAGATGAGTTTTTAGATCTTTTACTAGACTGCACATCAATTGCTATGAAGCAATTCGCACCAGAGATTTCTGATAAGGAAAAGCTAGAAGAGGCTTTAGATCTTCAAACTATGTACAAAATATTGGAGGTTGCTGCAGATATCAAGCTTAACGACCCAAACCTGCTAATGGCAGCTCAGGAACTAGCTGGAACGAGCTAGACCTAGCTGCCCTAGAGTCGGAAGTATTTCTCTTGGGTCATTGGAAAGACTATGAAGAACTTGAAACAAGTCTTTCTATGCAAGAATTGATAGCTACACTAGGTGCGATGCATGAAAAAGAGAACAGGCAGAATAAATTTTTAGCTGCTATTCAAGGTATTGATTTGTCTCCTGACAATTCTAGTTCCTCAACAAACGGTGACGCACCAACAAGCCTTGCAGAAATTAATGCTAGAGCAGACAAACGTCTTGGCGGAAGTGAAAGTTCTTCATTTGCACTGGAGTTTGGAATTAGTCAAGATGAAGGTCTTGGCTACGAGGTTCTAGGTTTGGCGGATATAAATGGCTAATATTAATGCCCAGTTTAATTATTCTGCAAACTTTGGTCCAGTAATAGGACAGATGCAGAAACTTTCTGCTGAAGCTAACATATTAAATAATACTTTACAAAACCTTGATAAGCAAGCCGTAGGATTAAAAGGAAGCCTAGCATCTTCATTTGCTTCCGATCTTGGAAAAATTGGTGGCTGGAATGCCAAGATGGTTGAGATGACAGACTCAGTTGATAACTTTGGTCAGTCTCTTTTAAAACAAAAACTAACACTTAAAGAATATGCAAGAGAAGCTATTGGTGCTTTTACTACATCCAGCAATGCTCATAAACTAGCCGTTCGTGAAGTTGCTAGAGGAATGTCTCAGCTAGTAACCCTTGGCAAGGGCATGGACGGCAAGCAAATGGGTATGATGATTACCCCAGCAACAATTAACATGAAAGACTTTAATACTCAGCTTGCAGTAAGTCGTAAGCAATGGGCTATATTTAATAATCTTGTTCAAGACGGAACAACCCATTTAATTAACTTTGGTAAGAATACTCAGTGGGCAGGTCGTCAGATTACCGTTGGTCTTACAGTACCTTTAACCATTTATGGAAATATGGTATCTAAGATATTCCGTGAGGTTGATGCTGAGCTAACAAGGTTTCAAAAAGTTTATGGTGCAGACCTATCTGGTACATCTGAAAAAACAAGCAATCAGATGGTTAATGATGTTAGAAATATTGCTGTTGAATTTTCAAAGTCTTTTGGAATTGCAGCAAAAGAAACAGCATCACTTGCAGCAGACCTGGCTGCAACTGGTCTTGAAGGACAAAAGCTTCTTGGGGCATTAAGAGAAACAACTCGTCTTGCTGTACTTGGTGATGTTTCAAACCAAGATGCAATGAAAACAACCTTGTCTCTTCAAAATGCTTTTAAGATGAGTACAGATGAACTTGCTCAATCTGTTAACTTCTTAAACGCAGTAGAAAACCAAACCTCTTTATCTTTAGAGGATTTAACCACAGCAATTCCTAAAGCTGGTCCAGTTATTAAAGCCCTTGGTGGAGATGTAAAAGACCTATCACTTTTGATGGTAGCCCTAAAAGAAGGTGGTATTTCTGCAGGTGAAGGTGCAAACGCAATTAAGTCTGGTATGGCTTCTTTAATTAACCCAACAAAGCAAGCATCATTAACTGCAAAACAATACGGAATTGATATAGAGTCAATTGTTCAGGCAAATCGTGGACAGTTGCTTCCAACAATTATGGAATTTCAAAGACAATTGCAACTGCTTGATGATTTTGGAAAAGCACAGCTAATTGAGCAAATATTTGGTAAGTATCAGTTTGCAAGAATGTCTGCACTGTTTGACAACTTAAATGCAAATGCTTCTCAGACAAATGCGGTACTTGGCTTGATGGGTAAATCAAATAGAGAACTTGCAGCAACTGCATATAGTGAAATGAACACCTTGATGAACTCAGCATCAAAAAGATTTGAAAGAGCTGTTGAAGGAATCAAGGCACAGTTCCTTACTATTGGTCAATCTATAACTTCTTCCATTACCCCGATTCTTGAAGGTCTTACTGGAAAAATTGGAAAAGCTATTGAGTTTTTTCAAAACCTTCCAAAGCCAGTTAAATCTTTTATTAAGGTAGCAACTGGGTTAACTGCTGTTGCTGGTCCAATTATTATGATGGTTGGTATTTTCTCCAACTTCATGGGTTATGTTTCAAAGGGTGCAATGGGAATATTTAACCTTGGAAGAAGAATGGCTGGTATCCCAGTTGAAAAGTTTGAAATGCTTACAGACACACAGCTTCTGGCACAAAAAGCAACACATGAACTTGCAAACGCTTTTGATTCAGAACGCTCCAGTGTTGAGAAATTAAACATTGCTCTTGGTCTATACAAAAGAAACCTTGCTGATGCAATTAGCTTAAACCCTGCTTTTATTAATAGTCAAGTAGCAGCAATTCAAAATACCGCACCTGCCTCAACCGTACCTACAACAACCCAGTTACAAAAGGGCGGTTCTGCTTGGGTTCCAGGTCAGGGTGATGGGGACAAGGTTCCTGCAATGCTTGAACCAGGAGAGTATGTTGTAAATAAAAAGGCAGCATCACAAAACTCTGCATTACTAGACGACATTAACTTTAGACAAGCACCACGTTTTCAAATGGGTGGAAGAATGCCTGGATATGCAGATCAATCTTTTATTGGTCCAAAGCCACAAATATCTTACAATGTGCAGGGAACTTACATGCCAGGTGGATACACACCGTTTTCAGATTATCCTTTTGCATCTATCGAGTCTGCAGAAGCATTTCAAGCAACCAATCCACGCAAATGGGGTGGTCGTTCTTCAAGAATTACAAGAGATATTAATGATCCACAACAAAAGGCTTATGCCGATTGGATAGAAGGACATAACACAAACCAGTTTAGAACTGGAACTGGTGTTATGAAAAGAATGGATATGGCAGGTCATCGTGAGCAAATGCTTAACAGTATGGGTCCAATATCTCAGAACATTCCTTTATACAGAGGAACAGTTCTTAGAGAAAAGGGTGCTAATGAATTTTCTGGTGTAGGGGCAAGAGAGTTGCTCATGTACATCAAGCATGGAATGTTTGACAAGGCTATGGGAAAGAAAATCCAATGGTCAGACATGCAGTCATTTTCTTCAAATCCAAACATTGCAAGTTACAATAAGTTTATTGAGTCTTGGACAAACCCATCAAACACCAACTCAAAGAAGGCAGCAGATAGACAACTAGAGTCTATGTCAATGCTTCCTGTAGTATTTAGACTTGCAAATGCTAAGGGACAAAATGGATTTAACATATCTTCAAAAGCTATGGTTCAAGAGGTTATGGGTAAGCCTGTTAACGAAAAAGAATGGGTATTAAATAACCCATCAGGAACTATTTCTGGTATCCGCCAAGATATAGGAACAAAGAATTACATTGTTGATCTTATGCAAAATGGTGGTAGGGTACAAAGTCATGCTGATGAATCATTTAGAGCACCATTCCAAAAAACAGACAAAGAATATGAAACCGTTTACAAGTGGATTGGTGGAGAACTTGACTACTTTAGAAGAAGAAAGAATGTAAAGGGTCGTTGGACTGACTCTGAAAAGTTTGATGCAGAAAGATATCAACAACTTCTTAGCATAATGCGTTCTGTTCCAGAGG